CGTTATCGAAGAATCAGAAAACCTGCGCTCGTTCTTGTACGAAGCGGCTTCGCTGCAGCTCTGTAATTTCACCATCAAAAATGGGCGGTTCGGCATGATGCCGGCGCTCCCCTACGACAGCAACGGCAAAATCGCAGCGCTACCGATCTCGGTGGAGCAAATTTTCACTGCAGGCAACATCATCGAAGGCAGCCTGCAGCTCAGCTACCTAGATGCAGCACAGCGGATCGACACCACAGTGCAGGTGCAGTGGCGCGAAACGCTAGAGAACGAGCTACCTACGCCACGATCTGCAGTTGTTTCCTGGACAGACGCAAGCGGTGACACCTCGAACCAACAAAACATCGACCTCAGCGATTTCTGCACAAACCGCGCTCAGGCTCTACTCACGGCAAAATTCCTGTTGGCAACACGTCGCCGCATCACCCATAGCGTCGCCTTCAAAACTGTGCCAGATGGCTTGAGCATCGAGCCCGGCTCGTACATCCGCGTACTGACTACCAGCACTACATACTCAGCGCAAAACAACGGCGCTATTACCGATGCTGGCACACTCGTCTCAATCAGTTCCATCGAGGATGGTGATTACACCGCGCTCATTTACGATCCTGCACCCGGACAAATTACCGAGCAGAGCATCACAATATCTGCAGGCGTTGTCCTTGACGACAATGTGCATGGCTGCCTTTTCACACTGCTGACCCAACAAAACAACCAAGCGATCTACCAAGTGGAGCAGCTAACCATTGAAGAGGATGGCCTGATCAGCATCTCAGCCATCCACGTTCCCGTGGACGAGAACGGCGCTAGCCTTGTTGCAGCAGACATTTTGACCGGCACGTTTGAGGTGCAGGAGTAATGACGTTTCCAGCACTCGTTCCAACAAGCCGCGAATTCAGCCCAGGTGACTGGCCTGTCAAGCGTTTTAATTCGCAGTCAGGATCTGAGATTCGTATTTTGTACGGCAACCAGCGCAGCAACGCAAAACTTTCGCTGAGTTACGACAACATTTCCGATAGTAACGCTCAGTTATTTTTGACGGACTACGACGCGCAATACGGCACATTGCGCACATTTGATCTACCTGCTGCTGTGTTGACTGGAACATCGGTTGCGATGCAAGCACCAGCGGGCAGCAAATGGCGCTATGAAGCCGAACCACAACTGCGATCTGTTCGCCCTGGTCGCAGTAGCGTTACAGTGAATCTGGTGGCTGTCATCTAATGGCCAAAGTATTTACTGGCAAAGACGGCGCCCTGCTGATCGACAGCGCCACTCAACTCAAGGTCACAAATTGGACCTTGACTGGCAGCGTGGAGATGCTGGAGACCACTAGCCTCGGCAACGCGCAGCGCACATACGCCCCCGGCGTCCAAGAATTCAACGGTAGCGCCACGCTTCTGTACTACAGCGATGACGCCGAGCGCAACGACGCAGCCAACGCACTGCGTAAGGTCTTGAAGGTTGACGGTGTAAGTGACGGCGACACCGTAGTAATTCGTCTGCGCCTTATTCAGGGCAACACAAATCACGACGTTTCTTTTACTGCCTATATCACCAGCGTTTCTTTTGGCGCCAGTGTTGGTGAAATTACATCAGCACAGATCAGCTTCCAGACAACTGGAGCACTAAGTGAGGTGACGTTGTAATGGGAATTTACCTCGGAAATATCGGCAACATCGAGCTGACACGCAAGTCGCTGGAAGGTTTCAAAGAATCTGTTGTCAATCCATCTGACGTAAATGGCACACGTCACCGTTTTAGTTTCGATTTCAACGAAGGTTTTCTAATTAGCGGCGACCTCGTTGCCATCAGCACAATAGACGGCACCGACCTCGACTTTGTGTCGCCCAGCGGCTGGAGCGATGGGACTGTCCACGAAAGTGGCAAGTGGTACGTCTTTGTCGACGAGCTTGGCGGCATCCGCCTGTACGACAACTTCAATGACAGCTTGGAAGGAAGTACCGCCGGACTTGTTGAACTTGCCGATATCAACCGCGACATTCCTATCAAGGTTGAAGTAGAAGATCTTGCAGGCAGGCTGCTGGCATCAATCAGCGACTACGAACTGAATACAACACGCGAGACGGTTGACGTTACAACGCTTTCGGACGAGCACCGCCAGCAATACAGCAGCCTGATCAGCGGCAGCGGTCGGCTTACTGCGCAGTGGGATTACGTCAACGAGATCAATCAGGAGCCTGTGCATTACCTGATGCAACTTGTATTGCGCACGGAAATTGGCTCAGCATTTCACGCAAAGTTTTTCATCAAAACCTTGGGTGCCACTGCAAACGCCGGATCTTTTGCTGGTTCGCAGGTCAACGATCAAGTGTGGTGGGAATTTGATGCGATTGTGACGGGCAGCGCCACAAGTTTTGCCCCTGGCGACATTGTGGTCTCAACAATCGACTTTGTGGCTACCGGACCGATCCGCTTGCGTGCCAACACAACACCACGCCGCAAGTTGCTACAAGAGACAGGTGATCCTATTGTGCTTGAACAGGGCACGGACAAAGGCTATCTGCTCTTGGAAGACAGTGATGTCTAAACTGAGTACACCAGAACGAGAGGCTAGCTGTGTCTGACCTGAAGATCAGCGAATTACCCCTGCTAGCTGGCGCAAATCTTGCCGCCAATGACCTGCTGGCCGTCGCTGATACCAGTGCCAGCGAAACACGCAGAATCACGATCTCGGATGGCATCGGCAAAGCTGTCACGCTAATCGCTGACGGCACAATCCCAAGCGCAAAAATCCTGTTCGCTGCTGGTTCAGTCCCAGGCAGCGCCATCGAAGGCGAAACGGTCAATACTTCTCAGCTCGCCAACGACGCTGTAAACGCAGCCAAACTTGGCGACAATTCGGTAACACGTCTTGTCAGCACGCTTCCAGCGACTGGTGACTTCACAGGTCAGTTTGCTCTCAATACCGACGACCTCAAGCTTTATTGCTGGAACGGCTCCACTTGGCAAGCAATCAAAGCCGGCGGCTCGGTCAACACCGTAGTCGGTGGCAGCGAAGGTGTCGTAAATGTCACCGTCACGCAAACCGGCGATAGCGTCACACTTAACACTACCCTTGATGCTACAAGCGCTGCCAGTCAGTTTCTGGCTGGACCGACTTCAAGCGCTGGTTCTGTCACTTACCGCGTAATTGCTCCGGCAGATCTGCCGACTGCCACCACCACCGACAAGGGCGCTGTTCTGGTGAACGGCAACGGTCTCGCCATGAGCGGGAACCAGATCGTCATTGATAACACAGTCACTCAAAACACGAGTGCATACCACGTTGTTCGCTACAACGCCAAGGGCTTAATCACCGACGGACGCGCCCTGATTGGCGCGGATGTACCAGTCGCCACATCAGGGACGGTCGGTGTTGTCGCCCCTGGCGCTGGTCTTGGCGTCAATGCTGCTGGCACCATCAGCCACACCAACGCCGTCACACCAGGCACCTATGAGAAAGTCACGATTGATGCCCAGGGACACATCACTGCCGGTGGAAATCTAGTCAGCGCAGACCTAGCTGACATTGAGTTCAGCGCCAGTCAAGTTACCAGCGGCACTCTTAACTCTGAGCGGTTGCCTCTTAATGGTATTGAAGGGGGAAAGCTTGCAAATAATTCAGTCACAAAAATCGGCGGTGCTGGCGCGACCGATGGCATTGTTGTATTCCCAACTGCTGATTACAACGGTCAGTATTTTTACGATTCGCTAAATGGTGATCTTTATCTCTATGACGGCAACGCATGGCAGCCGATCACAATCACTGCTGGTGAAATCGTTCTTGCTGGTACTTTTGACGCTTCTGCCGGCAGTGGCACGGGCTTAATTGATACTGTCACCAGTGCTGGCTCTGCACTTGGTTTGGAATCAGGCGATGCGTTGCCGGTCGCGTCCTCTACAAACAATCGTTATTACTTTGTAGTTAGTACTGGTGGCACTATTACTAGCGGCAATGCCCCCAATGTGGCTCTTGCGCCTCCTGACATGCTTTTGTCAGATGGAACAGCTTGGAATGAAGTAGACGTTTCTTCAACAGTTACTGCGCAGCAAGCCACTGCCATAACTCTTAACCCTCAGGGCAGTTTTACTGGTTCGACTGTACAAGCTGCGCTTGAGCAACTCCTTTCAGGCAAAGCTGCAATAGCAGGTGATACTTTTACAGGCAATGTGAAATTAAATAATGTTAGTTTAGTATTTGATACTAGCGGTAGTTTCAATACCACACTCACTTCTGCCGCTAACAATACGGCAGATCTCACCATCACGGTACCGGCACAAACAGGCACAATGCTTGTTAGCGGCAACGCCAGCATTGTCAATGCAGATGTAAACGCCAGTGCCGCAATTGCTTATAGCAAACTGGCTGCCCTTACCAGTGGCAACATCCTCGTTGGTAATGGCTCTAATGTCGCAACTTCGGTTGCGATGTCAGGTGATGTCACGATTAGCAATGCTGGTGTTACAGCTATTGGCAGCGGCGTCATTGTTAATGCCGACGTAAACGCCAGCGCTGGTATTGCGTTTAGCAAGCTGGCATCGCTGACCAGTGGAAACATATTGGTAGGCAACGGCAGCAACGTGCCTACATCTGTCGCCATGTCGGGCGACATCACGATCAGCAATGCCGGCGTAACATCAATCGGCAGCGGAGTGATCGTCAACGCCGACATCAACGGATCCGCCGAAATTGCTGTCAGCAAACTTGCTAATGGCGCTGCTCGCCAGCTCCTTCAAACAGATGCGGCTGGAACTGGCGTTGAATGGGCAAGCAATATCAGTGTTCCTGGCACGCTTGGCGTCACAGGTCAAACAACGCTAAAAGAAATCAAAGAAACTGTATATAACATGTCAACTGGATTTACGCTTGATCCAGGTAATGGCACAATCCAGTACAAGTCATTAAGCAGTAACGCAACTTTTACCGATAGTCTTGAATCTGGTCAATCTTTGCTTCTGCGTTTGGAAAATGGAGCTACTTATGTAGTTACTTGGCCAGCAATTACTTGGGTTTCAACCAACGGGAATATTGCGCCTATTTTGACGGCAAAAGATACAATCGTCTTCTGGAAAATTGGCACAACATTGTATGGTGCCTACATCGGCTCCTATGTGGCATCATGATTAGCAAAGTTCTTTTGGCTGCTGCGTATCGGCCTTCCGGCGCTTTTGGCGAACGTTGGTTGCTTAACCTCAGTACTACAAATGACGATTTTGCAGAAGCTATAACGTCGGATGTATCTGGCAATTTATTTGTTGGTGGATACACTGACTACGTGGTTGGCGCGTCCATAGAGCGAAAAATGTTTATTGCCCGTGTAAACAAATACGGTTCAATTTTATGGATTCGCAGATTGCAAAATCTAGTTAATGCGCCAGGGCTGGCTTGCGATAGCGCAGGTAATGTTTTTGGTATATCCAATGGATTGGGGCTGTCTGAACGAAGGGTGTATAAAGTTTCAAGTTCCGGAACTTTTAATTGGCAAAAAGAATTGTTTATTAGCGGGGGCATAGGCTTGCTGAAAGGCATTGCTGTCGACAGTGCTGGTAATGCAATCGTATGTAGCGCATCTGGATATGTCATAAAATTAAGTAGCGCAGGCGCCATTGTATGGCAAAGAAAACTCTCTGCCGTTTTTAACTCAGTAACAATTGACAGCGAAGATTCAATAATTGTGGCAGGTAGCTACACACGCGCACCACTCGGTACGGCTTCATTGGCGGTTAAATTTAATTCAGCGGGTACTATTCAGTGGCAAAGGTTTTCTGATTCATCTGGTACGTTTAACAACTCTTACGTTTCCGTGTCTGTTGACGCAGAGCGCAGGGTCTATGTAACAGGCAAGAATTCAGTAGGCACTAATGTTTTGGCATACTCGGCATCCGGTACTTTGCTTTGGGCTCAAAATATAACCAATGGCAACTTAAATCCTTCAAGTATTAAGGCGTATGAGGATAATGTTTTTGTTTCTTTTACTGAAGTAGATATACCGGATAACCTTGTTTATGTCAAATTCAACAGTAGCGGGGGATTTGTGTGGCAAAGACGCCTGGAAAAAACAGGCTGCTACTCGTCCTCTGCTCAAGTAACTACCAGCAATAGTATTTTGTATTACGCCGCTGCGACTGTTGCTGCTACTGCTTCGACAACAAACGAGGATGTTTTGATTACATCTCTACCTGCGGATGGCACGCTAACGGGTACTTATGGGTCGTTGACCTACGACGCTAGTAGTTTTAGCGCTAGTGCCGCAACACTAGACACAGGCACGCCTTCTTTGGCCGCAAGCACTACTTCGGTCACGGCTAGTAATGTGTCCACAGTGCTTGACGTGGTTACAATGACTGCATCGCTAACCCCCCTGTAAGTCATGCTGGGTTTTTTGGGCGCGGACAATACCGTGCAATATCCAGTATCGCGGGCTGATTTGCGCAAAAAATATCCGCATGTAAGCTTTCCCGCTGATCTGGAAAGAGCCGATCTCAAGAGCTACGGTGTCATCAAAATCAAAGAGCAGCCTGCGCCTGCGTATGACTACCGCACTGAGCAGCTAATTGAGCGCCAGGTTGAGCTGGTCGATGGCGTCTGGGTAAAGGGCTGGGACGTGCAGCCCCTACCGCTGGAACAACAGCAGCAACTCACTGCAAATCAGTCTTGGCGCATCCGTCAGGATCGAGATCAACGCCTTGCGGCTTGTGATTGGACGCAGCTTGCTGATGTCAAACTTGACGCCCAACAGCAGTCAGAATGGAAAAAGTACCGCCAAGCTCTGCGTGATGTTCCGTCGCAAGCCGGCTTCCCGTGGAACGTGACTTGGCCCACGCAGCCCTGATCCGATGATCACCCCAGCTAGCTACGACATCACGATCCTCCAGAACTCCACCTGGAAGGGCACGTTTCGCGCCACGCAAAATCGGCAGACAGTAACCAGTATCAGCATTGACGCTGGCACGCCGACTTTCAACTGCGATTGCCACGGGTTAGTCGCAAACGACAAGGTGGTGTTTACTGGTGGCACCACCATCCCCTGTGGGTTGACGCTGAATACTGTGTATTACGTGATTAACGCGGACACAAGTACGTTTCAGATTTCTGCCAGTGAGGGCGGCTTCTCCATCAGCGTGACTGGCACTGCTACCGGGACGTTTTATGTTGCTGAACCGCTTAACTTAACGAGCTATGGAGTTGACGCTGAAATACGCACATTGATCACCAACGAAGCGCTAAGCCCAGCAGTGGAGTTTACGTCTGTTGTTACTAACGCTGCTTTTGGCGTATTTCAACTGTCTCTAACGCCAGAGGCAACAGTTGCAATTGACGTCGGACGCTATGGCTACGACATCAGCCTGACCACAGCAGGTGGTGAGCGTTACTATTGGCTTACGGGTGTTGCCACCGTGCAACGTACTTATTCGCGGAACTGATCCATGTCTTCCGAAGTGCAGATTGCGGTCATTGACCAGCAAGATACGCAGATTGTGCTGGCAGTTCCGGGCGTACAAGGCGCTACGGGCAGCGAAATTGCCGCTGGTGGCACAGCCAACCAAGTGCTTCGGAAGGCAAGTAGCACCGACTATGACACTGATTGGTC